TGCTATTGCACTGAGTTTCTTTTCAGCCGCTTTAGCAGTCTCATTAGTATGCTGGGTTCAATTCTTTCCGAACGAAGCCAGAATGCTATTTCTCGTTCCTGGGACACCATTGTCTCCAGGGGCGGAGCAGCAAGCGATAGTTTGATGCAATCACTCACAAATCGAGTGATTGTGTCTGCTTATGATCTGTTGGACGAATGTCCTTTCGCAGTTTCAAAAGCAGGCGTCGACTATCTCACCACATTGGGCATACCAGTGTCTCCTCTCGCGATCACCGCACATGATCACCCCATCCACAAGTACATTGAAGTGGATTTATTATACCGCCGTCTTCCCGCCAAAATGCGAGGACGTTGCCTTTTCATCCAGGTTAAGCCCAACAAGATTAACCCAAAATACTACCCTCATGCCACCGCCATCACAGTCTGCAACCTGACTATGACCGTCCGTGATTTCTCACGTTGGCTTGAAGGCTCGCCACCAGCAGACGAGTTCGATTCAGTTTTCATCCATGATGCTGGTCAATTCATGACTCCTCATGATGTTTTCCGTTTGCACGCCCATTTCTCGCAGGCTACCATCATCGCCGTTTCCAGCATTCACAGCTGGGAAATCACAGAGCAGGTGCCCTCTAGCAATGGCGCCGTTTACTCCCTGGAACATCACATGAATGGGAGCCGATACTACCTCGAGGGCGGGTCCAACAACTATTATGATTGTCCCCGCTACCCTGCTCTTCTCACAGCATCTCATGTTTCTGATGACACTTCTACGGTTTCTATTGAACATGAGGCCGTTGGTACAAGCATCCTGTTGACTTCTGTCAAAGGCGAGTACCTGGTTTCGTCTGTTTTGGCTTTCCCGAGTCCGAAACTCTGTAGGATTCCCAGCTTGCGCGATGCTCACCATGTCGGCTGTATCATTCCTTTCGAGACCCTGCACAAACTCGCCGCTTGGGCCAAATCGATCCGACGCATTGGCGAGGTCGAAATCATGGCCAAGCTGAGGACCGAACAGGATCTCATTAAGTCTGATTATTGGACCGCCACCTTCATCAATCAGATCACCATTTTCCTCATCGATTATCACGATTTGCCCACCCTCGTTGCCGGTAATCCAGTGATCCAAACATTGATGGGTGAGTTCTTCTCCTTCCTGAGTCGCCCTTTTCGACGCTGGTACCATGCTCGCATCAATTCCCAAATAACAATGCTGAACAAGGTGGTATCTTTTCAGGCCATGTACCCAAAGCAGCATCTGGTCCGTGTCATTTACGATCCTAATTGCCGAGGCCACTTTGTTGACATGATCGAAGGATCTGGGGTACTCGGTCTCCTTCTGAGCACAGCCTCACTGCTGGCAGCCATCATGACCATCAGTGAGGTCGCTTCACTTGCCTACCGCAATCGTGAGGACATACTGCGACGTACTAAGGCCGCCTTCAATTTTTACTTCCACGACCATCCTCTTAGTCGTCGCCCTCAACACCGCAATACCGAGAAAGCAGCCAAGCCCAATTTCCAAGCACGTAACCCCCCACCACCTATTGTTGTCGATGTTGTCTTTGATGCTTCGGAAGTGCAGTCCCCCTTCCCAC